GGTTAAATCATCAACAATAATAATATCTATTATGCCTCTAGCATTTAAGGCTTTAATGATATTACTACCAATAAAGCCTGCACCGCCTGTTACAACAATCATTATAATACCTAGTCTATTTTTAAATTTTGTGATGTTAAATATCTTACAATAGCCTCCGATACAATTAACCGCAATGACATAGGAATAGGTATTGTAGGATATTTTTCTCTTATTTCATTAGCCACCGTGGTGGCTAATTGCGAAATATGATGGTCTTTTAGTCCAGGCATAATTTATCAAATTCCAAAAATTTGGCAAAACTTTCCGTAGCCATTCCTTGAGTTCCATTATTATTCAATAATTCCTGCATTGCTTGTGTTAATTGTTGAGAATCATCAATAACACCTTCTTGTTTTAATAATTCTAATTTTTCATCATTGATTTTAATAGTATCATCCGTATTAGAATAATCAATAATATCTAATTCATCTAACATATCTCTGGCGGTAGTTAGTTTTTCATCACCTAAAGATACTTTAGATGGAGTATCAATACAGCCTGCAAGGACAGCTTTAGCTAAGACTTTCTTTTGATATTCAGATAAACTGATGGTGTGTAATTGTTGTTCTTCTGATTCGGTAATCATTTTTGATTCCTGTATATTGGTAATATGTATTTGTTTAGGGTTAAAAACTATATATGAAAGATGTTCAATGTTATCATGTGGTGAATCTTCTGAAATAATAGCAGAATCATAACCAGCTTTAGTTAAGATGTCAATAAATAATTTCCCATCTACATCATCAAACTTTTCCCATGGTTGTTGATGATTATATAACCATCTAGTAGAACCACCATATTTTTGAAAATCATCTTCCATTTTTTCAGATATACCAGTAGACATATTGAACGGATGTTTTATATCTAATTCAGCTTCAATAATATATCCATTATCACCAGCATATCCTTTAGCAATATGTATATCTGGTGTAAAGAATATACCATGTCTTTTTATAATTTCTTTACCAAAAATGGTGGAATTATAACCGGTTTTGGTAATATCAAATTTTTCGAATTTTTGCGGAGTACCATGGTAGGCTTGCATATTATATACTCATCAAATCTTCCCTACCCTTTAAGGGTAGGGAAGATTATTATTAGAATGCTACTACAGATACAACGCAAGTAATTGGTGCATTGAATTCAACTGTAATAGTATTTACATCAACCGTTTTGATTGCAGCAGAAGCTGATAGTTCTTGTTTGAAATTAGTAGTACCAGTTACCGTATTAAATACCGATACTAACGGATAAGCACAATCCAAATTATGTACAACAGTGTGTTTTTTTACAGCAGTTGCACTGCTGGTATATCTAAAAGTTGTTAAAGCCATATTATTATTCCTATTAAATTATAAAAACAAGTATTTATCAATATCTTATCAGCCAGTATTCATATTTTACCATCAACAATTAAATGTAATTGCAATACCACAATATGGGCATAAGCTATCGCATGAGACTTTTTGAAATCTGTCTCACTTTCCTTCATATATAAAAATTTTCTAACATGATTTCTATCTTGACAATACTTATCCAAATATTTTCTTTTACCTGGTCTAATAATAGCCATACAATCTGCTATTTCTAATATCGATTTAGGTCTTATTCTGTCTATAACTTCATAATGTTTAGATAATTGGAATAATTTTTCAACAACATATGAATGTCTTAATATCGACCAGTCTGGCTCAATTTTTAACAAATCTCTCATTTGTTGTTTATTTTCAAATATATCTAATACTGATAAATGTAACATATCAATTTTAAAATAATGATAATCCCCTGCTACATTATATGGAATAGCTGCCAGTTTTGTAATAGGGTCTATAGGAATATTCTGTAGATACACTCCCACGTTATGTTTCTTTATTTGATTATTGTTAATGATAGATGCATTAATACAGTTAAAATAATTTTTAGGATTAAAATGTGACGTTACGTCAATATCAATATCAGGTAATTTCATAGGATTTGACACCAGAAAAATATATCTTCTCTATACTTAAAACATTATTTTTAAATTCTTTAGTTTTTTTAATAGTTTCTATAACAGTATCACAGGCTTCATCAAAATTATCAATTTTTAAATATGTACAAAAACCAGAAGTATCGTGATAGAATCCATATCCTTCACAAATACTCCCAAACATCCTCTTTAAATCATCATATTCATCTTTAGATAATTTGGTAGATGGTCTATCATTATCATCAAAATATAATAGATTATCCAGTTTAATAAGTATACCACCAATTTTTTCTAATTTAATCATCATTTTTACCATATAATTGTTGTAAAACTTCAAATAAGTGCTCATCGTTAACAATATAGAATCGTTTAGAAGATGTTATATTATCTTTAGTATAGGTGAAGTTAATATAACAAGGATAACCATATCCAAATAATTTTAACAACCATCTAATAAATGATGCTATTACATATACTAATATAAAGAAAAATACTAATAATTCAACATTATGAAACATTATTCTTCCTAAAATCATAGCCCCGTTTCGGGGCTATGATAATCATATTTACCATGAAATAATTATCGAAAAACCATCGTTGATTTTATCATGTTTAACATCTCGAAATACAATATTATATCCTAACGAGGATATTTCAAAATTCAAACGATTTTTAATAATCTGTTTATTAGTGGAGTAGAACATCAATTCATTACTATAACAAGTATCATATTCAATAAAATACTTATTAATCAACGATTTGTCAGCATAAAATATTCTTTCGTATAATGATAGATTGATAAATTTATCAAATATTAATATATCTACCCAACGATTACCAAATTTAGCAGATTCTTTAATAATCGGTTCTACAATATACTTCAAGAAATTATTGGTTCTTTCGGTCAAATCATCATATTGTATTGCTTCACTAGATGATATCATTATTTGGGGTTCCTACTACTTTAGCATATTCGATTTCTAATCTATTAAGAACATTCTCATATAGATGTTCATCGATGGGCAAATTGTCCAGAATAGATGTCAATACCTCATTATCTTCCAAACCATTCCATACTTTAATATAAGAACCATCTTTATATCCTTTATTCTGTCTAAAGGCATTTAAACTATTTTTACCAATATATTTTTTGTATAATGTATCAAATGGTAAGTTAAGAGTATAACATAATTGGAAAAAGATATATTCATTAAATTCACCAGCCGCAGCTTCACTAGCCAACATGTCTACTAATGGTTTTGCATCATCTGAATAATAAGTATCATCTTCATTAAACATTTCCTCAATATCTTTAACCGCAGTATTCAATACGTCATGAACATATCTTTCTGACATATCAATATTGTCTTTAATAATTTGACTAATACCAAAATGAAAAATATCCACCAACTCCATATGTACTTGATTCATGTCAGGTTTTTGATGTTTCCACCATTTATATCCTAAATGGTCCATTAGTTCTGCTGATTCTACCCATATAGCTCTAGTATAATTGTAATCTTGTAGATACCATTCTGGATGAACAATTTTGTTAAATTTATCTTGTAGTTCTACCATTACTTTTAATTTTTTTTCGTACATTTGTGTATCCTATTAATTATAAAAAATATGCCGATATTCAGCATGGTTAATTATACTTTAGAATTTACGATTACACAATAACATTTTTAGAGTTTTATTCTATGATGGGAAATATAAATTCTATGGTTGACTAGAGATTAGTAATATTAGATAATGTAGATTAATTGTTATTTGTAAAACAGGATATTCATAATGGATGAAGATTTATACCAGGTATTGGGAGTGTCGGAAGATGCTACCCCAGAAGAAATAAAAAAATCATATAAGAAATTAGCAATGAAATATCATCCTGACCGTAACAAGGGTGATAGCAAGGCTGAAGAAAAATTTAAAAGTATTTCAACAGCATATGATACATTATCCGACCCTACCAAACGGTCAAATTACGATAACCGTAATCAAGGGTTCCAAGGTTTTGGTGGTCATGGTTTTGGTGGTCATGGTGGTTTTAATTTCCATGATATTTTTGGTGATATGACTAGCCGTTCAACACAAGAAGTACCAATAGATTTAACGTATCAATTAACCATAACATTAGAAGAATCGTTCAATGGTACTCAACGAACTATCAAATATAATAAGTATGTTAAATGTGAAACATGTGATGGTAAAGGTTCAGAGAATGAACAGTCTTTAATAAAATGTTCTTTGTGTCATGGTTCTGGTGTATTAGTACATCATAATGGACCGTTTGTATCACAACAAACATGTTATGCTTGTCATGGAAAGGGTAAAAAACATACCAATCCTTGTACAGATTGTAGTGGTGAAGGGAATGTTCAAGAACGAGTTACGGTAGATATCAATATACCAAAAGGTGTCATCACGGGTAATAAACTCCAATTAAACCAGAAAGGCCATTATCATAATGGTAAACTAGGTCAGTTATATATTTTGATAGAAGTTGAAGACCATCCAGTGTTTGCTAGACATGGTTATGATTTAGTTACAAAATTATCAGTACCATTTACCACACTATGTAATGGTGGAACAGTAAATATAGAAACCATTGATGGTGAGATATCGATGAAAATTTTTGAAGGTACAGATATTGGTTCAGTGTTAAGAGTTAAAGGTAAAGGAATGCCACGTATGGGTTCACATGTAGTCGGGGATTTGAAATGTATCATAGACTGTAACATTCCTAAGAATCTAAATGATGAACAAAAACAAATACTTGATGAGTTTAGTAAAACCTTTTCTTAACAATGTATTGAATATTTTAAAAAATTATTATAATATATGCCTAACTATGGTTAGGCATATCTATTTGTTGGAGGCGGTGTGAATACTATAGAAAAATTAGAAAATGAAAATAAGAATTTGATTAATGAAAATAAAAAACTAAAGGCCCATATATTAAAATTACAAGCTATGGTCAATGATTGTACCAAAAAATTGAAAAAAGAAAAATATGAAAATAATAAATTGATACAACAAGTTAATAAAGAAAAATACAATAATCACGAATTATCACAAAAATTGGCAAGATTTTTTAAATAGGATTTACCATGAAAAGCTATCTATCTTCAGACACACAAAAACTGATGATTGAATATATGATATCATCATCTGATGTTTTTATTATCGTTAATGATATTGTTAAACATGTATATTTTGACCCTGAATATAGAAATAGTGTCAAATTCATAAAAAAATATTATGAAAAATATAATAATATCCCTACACCAGAAATGATTAATGGTGAAGTGGCAGTACAATATGAATTAATCACTGATATCACAAAGGATGCCGTTGAATATATTACGGATACTATTCAAGATTTTTGTAAAAATGAAGGTATGAAGTTAGCTATTTTGAAGGCTTCTAATATTCTTCAGGATGAAGAGGGTAATAGTGATGAAATCATGACCCTTATTAAGAATGCTTATGAGATTGGTATTGCTAAAAGATTAGGGGTATCATTCTTTGATGAAGCTGAAGAAATGTTGCAGAAGATTGCTGAGGATGTTCCAGTATCTACAGGATGGCCATCATTAGATGATGCTATTGGTGGTGGATTAATGAAACAATCATTAACTATCATTTCCGCATCATCGGGTGTTGGTAAATCTTTATCATTATATAATCTAAGTAACAATTTATCCATCATGGGTAAAAGTTCATTAATCATCAGTTTAGAATTAGATGAAGCTAGAATTTATAAAAGATTAGCCGCTAATGTTACACATATCAATCCACGAAATTTAAAAGATAAAATTGATGAAGCTATTATAAAAATTAAAGTGGCTCGCAAAACTCGTGGTGATATCGTTTTAGTAAAGTTACCCAATGGTGCATGTTGCAATGAAATTGAAGCATTTTTGAAAGAATCTGAATTGAAACTAGGTAGAGTATTTGACTGTATTATGGTGGATTATATGGATATTATGTCCCCTAATAATAAAAGTATCCCAGAATCAGATGTTTCAGCAAGAGATAAAGCTATTGCTGGTGAATTACGGGAAATAGGTGTTAGACATGATATCCCTATTGTTACTGCTGCCCAACAGACCAAAGATGCAGAAGAAGCTAAAACATTGAATCATTCTCATTTATCTGGTGGTAAATATAAATCTAACATTTGTGATTTAATGATTTATGCTATTGCTACTGATGAAATGAAAGCACAAGGAATGTTTAATTTTTTGTTAAAGAAAACTCGTGATTCTGATGGGGTTGGTAAAATAATACCTATGGCATGGGATAATAATTCTATGTTGATTAAAGAACCCAAACCAGGACAACTTGATGATTCCCATAGAAGATTACCTAATGATAACCAAGTAAATGAGGCTAAACAAAAAGGTAATAAACTTATGGGGTTGCGTGATAATTTACCTAAATAATATTAGGGTAACAGTTCTTAATAATACTCGGTGAACATAATAATTCATTATTCTTCACCATATTATTACCATAAGATAAATCATCTATGCTTATGATTTTATTATATATTCTATCAATAGGGTTATTACTATTGGATAATAAAATATATGATAGGATTTGATTAACGTTGGCAGAATCAACAATGGTATTCAAACTGTATAAACTATCTGCAATAGATGTTTTTATGGTTATGGAATATATATTATAAGTATTACCAAATATATAAACAGTACCATTGTTTTTCCATGCTGATGTAGTATCTAATGATAACCTATAATTGAAATCTGTTTCAGAAATACCACTCATTATCTTAATTGGGGGTAAAGAGGGATTATCATCGTGGAAATGTGAATGTAAAGCTATTGTCAATACATTACCAACAGATACCTTAGTATAACTATTAGATACCACGGTTTTGGTATAATCAACCTTATGATTGGTTACAATACATTGTACCTGCCCAATACATTCTTTAGTAAATTTAACTGTTATAACATTTTTATCAGCATATATGATGGTATAACCATCAGTAACATTTTCTAATGATTTTACTAAATTACCATCTTTATCATAGGTATATACCACAATAGATACAAAATCATTTAAATTATGCTTTATAGTCCATATATTTTGTAAAATATTTTGTTGGAAATTATGTATTTGTTTCTTTTGTACCCATGAATCATAATATGAGGTATCTACTGTTCCAATAATATTATTTACAATAAACATTTCACCACGACAATTAGCCGTAATAATACAACGATTAAAAATATCCAATTGTTTTGGATTCTTGTTAATATTTAATATTCTATTACATTTGTTGCATTGATATTTCATATGTATTCTCTATAATACCTTTACTGGTCTTACTGCCCATCTATGGGTTTTTACGGTAAGCTGTTTATGACCATACTTAGTAATAACTGTTGCATAATCGGCACTTTCGTTGGATGTCCAATAGACATCAGCATCCATATTATAGTCTTCGAAATGTACGAATTTTGGAGATTGTTCAAAAATATAATTAATTATTTTTACTGGTGGTAATTGCCAACCATCTCCTAAATCATCACAATATTCTTTAGCATCATCCCAGGATAGTTTACCATGTTCCATAGATTGCTTAGATAATATAATAGTATCACCAAAAAAATTACCAACAAATAATCCACCATCTTGTTCAATAATATGGGTAGCTTTAATTAATTTTTCAGGATGAGTATGATAATTATAAATATTTAACATTTCTATTCCAAATACTGTTTAAAACTATATTTATAAAAAAAGCCCTGCATAGCAGGGCTTTTTTGTTTATACTGCAGGTGGCGGAGGTGCTCCACCCATAGGAGGTGCTCCGCCTGGTGCCGGTGCTACACCCATGCCCATATCAGGACCCATTCCCATATCGGGTACACCGCCCATACCCATGTCACTTCCCATACCCATACCCATGCCGCCACCCATCATACCTTCGCCTGGTTGACCATATAAAGTTTGTAATGTTTTATCAGCATTGATGGATAATCCACGTTCCTCTTTCAACAATTGTTCATTTAACAACATATCAGCTTCTGATAATTGTAAATATCGTTGTAGTACAAAACGTTTAGATAATGATTGTAACCCATCAGCAGTACCAACCATGTTCAATAAGGTATTGTCAATTTCCGCTTGTTGATATTGTTTATAACTAGATGGTTTCGGTAATCTAATTTTATACAATGCTGGGTCAATATTGATATTACAATGAAATAAGAATCGTTTAAATTCTTTATCCAAGGTATCTTCAATATATACTTGTAGTCGTTCAATATATTTTGCAAATTGTATTTCTTCTACAAAGGCACTACCCATTTTACCATCATTGAATAAGGCATTCTTCTCACCAGGTTTCATATATGATAATGGTACCCGTAAGCCTCGTAATACTTTATCAGCAAAATAATCCAAATCACTTTGTTCACCTAATTGTGAATTTTTGGTGAATATCCCACAGGTTAGACCAAAGGTATGATAATTATGATATTGTTCATCTTGGTCGATGGTTAATGTACCAACATCCATAGTAGAATCTAAAACTGTATATTTTTTAACAGTTAATCCTGCTAATGATACACATTTCAATAAATGATTGATATCTTCATATCCTAAATGAACAGCTACATTGTATAGATTATGGTATTGAATTTTATCGTGGACGGCATCACTACAAATATCCATATATAAACAGCTAAACTCATATTGATACTTTTGATTTAATATATCAACATATAACGATGACAGATGGTCATTATATTCACTAGAATAATAAACATTCTTTAGAATATTAATCATATCAATATGGGCATCAGTATATTCTACCACTATTGCATCATCAATATTATTATGATTACAAACAGAAATGACACGATACAAGATATTTTTATTAAACAATTCTTTACCAATAATATTGGTAAATTTATCATCGGCATATAAGGTATCAAATACTTTATTAAATGGTAATCCTGAATCGAATAACTGTTTTACTGTATAATATACATAATCATCATATATTTTTCCATAATATGGTTTATGATAATCAGGGTGTATTTTTTTATAGTGTTTTTCATCAATATCATATAAATCAACAACAGTTTCAATATCAATATAGGTTTTCAAAACATGGTCAAAGGTTTGAGTATAATTATCACCAATGTTCCAATTGTTTCCAATAATAACATCTCTATGTGTTAAATCACATGCTTGAACAAATCCTTTATTATGTACTGGAAACTTATGGTCTGGGGTACAAATAATTTTTTCATCATTACTTAATAATAATTCAACAACACCAGCATTCTTTTGTGTAATGCCAGCCCATGATATAATTCCTGGTTTTACCGTACCATTTTCAGGATTACAGCTAACTACCCAATTTTCAATACCATTATCAAAATCTGAAATTAATTCTGATAAAGTTTTAGATTTTCCTGATAATAAATCAATTTCAGTATCTAATGATAAACAACCACTTTGAAGAACATCTACTTTAGAACCAGCACCATCAGCACGTTGCGCAAGATAGATATCCTCTAATTGTGATTGAGGATTATAAACACTATCTACACTAGCCTGACCATTATTATTCATAGATGGTATTTTCTTCTGTCTCATTTCATTTTTGACAGTCTCTAAATAGGCTTTTACACGATTAGGTGGCATCTTACCAACATCAATATAAAATACCCTACGTTCCGGTGCTCTTTGAATTCTATAGATGATAATAGCATCTTCTAATAATTCTTTTTGTTTATGTGTCTTATAAACTGTTCTAAGAACAGATTCTCCAAATGGGGCACTATCAGACATATCATCATTGATAGAAAATACTACCATTTCCGAGGCGGGGACAACTTCTGTTTTAATATCAGTTACTGCTCGATAATTAGTATTAGCGAATCCAGTAGAATTAGCAGGCTCTTTAGTATTGATACGTACTTGATACCCCACAATATTAGTAATATCATGTGCATCTACCACAGCCCCAATAATATCAGCCGCTGGAACCCATTCCCATTTTTTATATGGTGAGGTCTTTCTAAAGAAACAATCTCCATATTTTACAAGATTTCTACTTAATTTAAATAATCTATTATCATTAAATCCATGCAATTCACACCATCGTCGTAATGCTGCATTTAATGTTGTAATTAAAGTATCATCAACTTCTTGTGATTCCTCTTTAATGATGTCTAAATCTAAGGGAAGATTAGTCTTGGTATTTTTACCAGTCATTTCTTCAGCAGTAATATCTAATGCTCTAGCAACCTCCACATCATTATCCATGGCATTATATTCATTATATCGTGCTAATCTTGAAGCACCACCCTGAATAACCCTATGATAAGATGTATTACTAATAGCACCATAACTATTGTCTAATGATTGATTATCAGTAACCGTTACAACCGGTTGTGATGGTGAAGCTATTTTATAAAAATCGGTAATTTTTGCCATAATATTTTAGTATGTAAAAAGGTTATTATAACATATTAGTTAATATATTGCATAACTGGGTTTCTTCAATTCATGTTCTAACTTATTAGAAATGAAATCGCTGATTGCTCGTTTTTCTGGAATAGATAAATGCAATAAATCGTTGTATTGTATACTACCCCTCATATAATATGTCAATTCAACTATTTCTTCTAACATTTGACTAGTCTCATGAGATAATCTACCGACATATTGATTTATAGCACCTTTATCTTTGCTACTCATCAATCCAAAAAAAAAGTGAGAGGATTTAATGGTAATTCTAATTGCATCGGTTTCTTGCAATCTTTACACACCACATTAGTAGCATTTTCAAACCCCCAATCATTACTAAGGCTTAATGCTTTGGAAATTTTTGTAAACCATGGGGCAGGGATTTCTTGTGTCCATTCTAAAATACTTTCATAATCAGTAATACCATCAACAGATTTAATAACATTAACCGTAGCTACTAATAATTTTTCTTGCATTTCAGAACTAGTCATAGATTCATAATCTTTTGCACTTTGCATTAATTCTAAATAATCTTTGAATTTGATGGGATGCAACATAACAATCTGTCCATTATCCATAGGAACAGTATATGATTCGGTGATAATAGTCGGGTCAATATACTTGGTAGTTTTGATTAAATTAGATAAATCAATATCATATTTATGTGATACCGATTTCTCACCTTTACATTGATGATTATGTGATACCGTAATAGTAGTACCGTAAGTAACCTGTCGCAATACTACTAATAATAAATCCACATCCTTACTGAATAATTCTTCAGGTTGTAGAATATCAGGAATACATCTTTTGAATACATTTGATACTGCTTTACCATTAATAATATCAGAAATATTTCTCATAGATATTTCCTCGAAAGCACTCATTGCCTTTACCTCTACCTCACCATTCGTTACATGAGAAGCTAATACACCTTCTCCATATAATAATCCTTGGCTCGGTAATCTACAAATAACCCCTGGTAACTTTAAATTCTGTAATAATACATTTGTCATTGGTTATAACCCGTTTAAATATGATTTTGGACGGTGCTATTTATATTAAAAAACCCCATATATGATAAAATATATGAGGTTTAATATTAATCTACTGTAGGTTCAGATGGTTTATTAGACCTATCGCGTTTAAACTCATCAATAAATTTTTTAGCATCATCTGCAGACATATTACCTACATCAACATAAAATACTCTACGACCATCTGTATCTTCTTTCAATGTTATCATTATTTCACCATAACAAAGCCCCACCTTGGTGGGGCTTCCCAAAGTATTTAAATTATTCAGATACTTCTTCTGATTCTTCTTCAGGTTCTACACTTTCTGAAACTTCTTCTGTATCTGCATTTTCAGATGCTAAATGCGCATCTACCAAACGAGTAATTTCCTCCAAGAAATATTTACTTGCTGAACCGTTAATAACCAATTCGGTTTCAGCTTTTCTTGCACGGTCAACTGCTTCATCATATAACGATACGGTACGTTGAATGTTTACAGGCAATTCTGAAACTACTAATTCACGGTCTTGAACGGTTAATGTTTGTGTTGCCATTGTGTAGGAACCTCCTATATTATAAAGATTACGAGTATAACGACTATTAAATCGTTTGTCAAATATTTTTTTCAAAACATTATTTACTTTTTTCTGGCATCTCCTCAGTAGAATCAGTTTGTAATAATTTATCAAAATCTATAGGATTAATATCTGGTTTATCTACCTTATGTGGGGCAGTAGTAGATAATTTAGAATGGAAATTACTCGGTACACCCTTCTTATTACTAATATTGCCTAATTTGGTATAAGCATAAAAATCTATTGTTGGGAATTTTTTGGCAATCCTTGCTGCCATATCCATATAGGATTCACTAAAATAATCACCAACATCATGCCATCGTATAGCAACCTTAGTACCCTGTTTATTAGCTATATTTAACTTATCATGTAATTCTTTAACAATCTTATGTTCAAAACCGTGTGGGTCATTTACCATAAAATTAATCTTGTTTGATAAGGGTATAAACACTTCTGGAAATTGAATATGTCCATCATTCTTAACATAACAATATGTTCTACATTTTCCGGTACTAGCACATGTATTAACAATCACTAATTCATCTGTTTTCTCATTAACAATCAATCCAGTCATTGCCGGTAATCCAACATCAAATAATGTTGCACCAATGGTTTTTGATACTTTAGAATTATGTTTAAGTAATTGTTTTGGTCTAACCTTTAATAAATTCTTAAGAATAGCATAACCATATTCTTCATCAAATTCATTCTTAATAATTATATCATTAGATATTTCTTCAGTATCAGTAGAAACATCGTCTATTTGATTATCTTCAACTGGTAAAATAGCTTCATATAATTTCGCATGAACAAATTGTGGTAAGCTCATGATTTTATAACCATGCAATGTCTTATGAGTAGGTTCCGGTTTAAATAATTCTGATAATAACATAATATTCCTTAATTATATTGCTTAGGATTATATATTTATATCAAATACTGATAATTATGACGAGACATCGATGCAACATAATTACAGTCATTAATCATCCATGGTACATTAAGTTTTACATCACTATTAATTCTACTAATAACATCTTCACATTGCTTAATTTCTTCTACTTGTAACTTTAATATTGTTGCATTATATAAAGCATCCTGTAAGGCATAATTAGCAGCCATTATATTATTGGTGGTAATATTCATAATAATTTCCAAAAAATAATATTTATAAAAAAAAGCCACTCATAAGGTGGCTTTTTATTTTTCAAAATCTATGGAATCCTGACATCCACCATTTTGGAATTTTATGCTTCATATTCTTAAATAAATGGTCAAATGATTCATCAAGTATATAAGCTACCCCATGGTCTTCATGGTGCCTTACAATCCTCCCAGTGCCTTGCAAAATATCTTTTAATGCATTGAGTAGGTACCAAGTATTAGATGCCTCCATGCGGCGTTTCACCCATTTATCACCAATAGATAAGTAAGGCACCTTAGCAAAGATTACAAACCTACTTAAATCATCTACCATATCTAATCCTTCGGTAACACTAGGGGATAATAATAAAGATGGTTTCTTATTGTGGATAAAGGCATCAATAATATCATTTCGTTTGTCACCAGAATTAGGATTATGATGGAATATATCATGACCACAATCTTCTAAATTATCTGCTAACCATGTAGAAATACTATAATTCCCAGTATGGATAATACCATTCTCATCGTTATGCTGTTCCAAAATGGTTCTAATAGCATTCAACATTTCTCTTTTACCTTCAATATTCTTATCCCAACCATAATTCATCTTCATAATTGGTTTATATATTACCGGTCTATTAGCAGGGTCGAAATCAGAATCTAATGATATAAAACATGCTTCCTCTAAAGGTATGCCCAAATTCTTACACATTTCCTCATGGTCAAAAATGGTGGCTGATAAGAATAAAAATTTATCTGCCATAGGTTGCACAAATTCTCTAAAAGTAGATGCACCAAAAACATATTTTATTTTAAGATTTTTATCATCACCAGTAATAATAAATTCTTTAGGTATATCTTCAACATCAATTTCTAAGAAATCCTGAATAATGTGTAAATGGTCTAATAAGAAGTTTATTTGTTTTAATATAGGAACATCAGATTTATTTACTGGTCGTTTATTAGAAATAATATCATCATGTTCATCCATTAAATCTGCTAATACTTTAACCATCACCGGATTATAATCATTCTTAATCCAATCGTACATGACTTGCATATCATCAGAATACTTATATGTAATTTTATACTTATCACATGAATACTTAGATATTGAAATGCTATTATGGTCGGTTAATATGGCTTCTAATGTATGACATTCATCTAATACCATAAGATTTCTTGGTGAAAATTTCTCAGTATACTTAAAGGTTGATAATGCTAATGAATAATTCAATACCGTAAAATTAGCATTTTTTGCATGTTCTGATTGTATAATACTAGGACATGATGAACACTTCGGCGATACTAACGAGCCTAAATCACATGTAGTACCTTTGGTACTACATTTATAATTAGATTTTCCATATAATGATACTAAACCATGGTCTTTTGCAAATTCTTTTGTATATTGTTCTTGTAGAATCTTTTGATGTGTCAGAATGTAGGCAGCCTTCTGATGATTAAATTGTGAAAAATAATTAGCAATAGTTAAGGCTAAATTAGATTTTCCAGTACCAGTAGGTAATTCACAAAAGAAATATTTCTTATGCATATTATCTTCAATAAACTGAAAGGTCTCAACCTGTTTCGGTCTAGGTGTTTTATTCTTAAAATTCCATGATTCTAAAATTGTTTGTTCTGTCATATTGTTCTCTAATAATTGTTAATTCTATTAATATTCATCAATGGTGACTGCGTGGCAGTCACCATTATAATCATTAATCGGCTATTTTATTTACATCATAACAACCTATTGATTGTTAAGAGATTATTAATATTTGTTAACTGTTTGGAAACATTTAATTTCTCATTATCAAATACTGGTTGTTTATACCTGTTACACTTATCTTCAAACGTTTCAGCCTTGCTTTTTAAGGCTTCTATACGGTCATAATGGTCAATAGATAAGGGTACTATTTTATCAATAGTTTCATCTAACCATTTAACAAATTCTAATTTATCATCATTACGTGGTATAAATGATAAAACTACACTATCAGTAATAGTAGTTATCTGTTCAATGGTATAATAATTACCAAACACCATATTAAATTTATCATATATTTCATTTTCAGAATATGATAAATGATATGGATTATTTTTTACATCGTGAAGTCGGAAAAATGTTTCATTATCTTTTGGTAATATATAACATTCACTATAAAGATACTCATTAACACCTAAGATATTGTAAATATGCTGTTTAGTTATCTTAGGAACATGACCATCATAAAAGGCTTTCTTACGGTTAATAATAATATTTAGATTAGCATCATTATCAGCAAATATCTTAATATAATAACCATTCTTGGCTACTATCTTACGCATCTTAACCTTTAATTCTTCAATATATCCAGCAACATCTATTTCAAAAAATTCTGGTCTAACATTGAAGATATATCTATCACCATTATTGCACACTTTATGTACTACACTATTATAATAAACTTTAGGTATCCCTATCATAGATTCTAAAGTACCTATTGAGTAAATAGATGGTCCTGATGGGTTAGGTTTTTTTACTTTTGCTCTTCTAAAAGCATTAATAACATAACTAACCTTAAACAGTGAATTGTGTTGGGTAATTTCTACTTTTGGATGATGTTTAACTTCCATCAATACAAAATTATAAATTCTGGAATGCTTAGACATTCTTTTTAATTTTTTATTAATGATTTCTGACGGAATCATTAATGTAGTAATGACAGTCATATTAATACCTTTATGTGTCATTCCATTGTCTGTAGCTATTTCTACGATTTTATCAACATCATATAAGGTATTTAACAATTTATATAAACTAATATTTCCTAGCTTATATTGGTCTAATTCATACATATTCATATTGTTACTCCCAATCCCATTCAACATTTTTTAATACTGAACCATATTCATAAATTTTTCTAACACCATCGGATATTTCTGATGGTTTTGAACGTATCCCAAAATAAACGTTATCACCATAGATTAATGGTTCAGAACAATTCTTAAACCAACAAGCAATATCATATCCTTTTGCTAAATCATCCTTCTTAAATTTAGCTACTGGAAAGTATCGTTCACCAAATATTGGACATTCCGAATGATTCTGCTGTGCATATTCTATATAATCATCAGCAGTATCATAGGATTCACATTCATGACATTTTACGGCATAAGATTGAAACGCCTCCCCATACCACTGTTTAGGTATAAAAGAATACATTTTATCTGCATCTTCACAATCATATCGATTAATGAATTCAAATGGTTTGCCATTGTATTCTAATTCCATAAAACATTCTAATTCGAAAGGATTACCAATTTCACCACTCTTCCATGATGGAGTTATATAAGATTGAACACATTTTAATTTTACATCCGGGTCATCAAAATAATCTTCTACACTACGATATTCATTAATATTTCCCCTACCATTTTCTTCCATTTCCATAAATTTAACAGATGTAACATCTACATCTACGGAAATATTCAAGTATTGCTCATCATTACAATCATCATAGGTATATCCAAAGACATTAGGAACGAATCCATACATGGATACTTTTTTAATATCATCTTTATATATGACATATACTCTTTGGGTATTATTATCTTCAGAATACCCAAAGTGAACTAAATTTAATTTAATTTTCATTATTTTTATACTCATAATTATGTTACGAAGGTATATGGTAGCATAACCGTATCATATGTCAATCTAAATTTGATAAATACATTCATTTGAAATCTGTTGGTTATTATGCAAAACTTCATCGATTATTTGATTACTGAATCAACCCTCCAATATCATCATTCATTAAACCAAGATATTTGGAATGGGGATACTCTTGACCCAGAAATTAGAGATAAAATGTTGGAGATTGCAAAGAATTTCCATGAACAGTTAGAATTGCCGGATTTCAAAATTCTAGATATTATTTTTGTTGGTGGTAACTGTGGTTACAATTATACCAAATATTCTGATATCGATTTGCATTTAGTGCTAGATACAACCAGCAAAAGATGTAAAGAGTGTGGTATAGATATGGATGATTTCTTAGATACTAAGAAAAAATATTTCAATCTAAAACATGATATTAACATTTATGAATATGATGTTGAATTATATGCACAAACTAAAGATGATAAATTAGAATCAGCAGGTGTTTACAGTGTCCTGCACAATAAATGGTTAAAACATCCAGAATTTAATAAAGACTATAAAATTGATAATAATTTAATTGACCGTAAGGCAAAACAATTAAAAATCAAAATCGATAGAATTATTAAAACTCATGATTATGATGAACTAAAAGCATTATCTACAAAAATAAAACATTATAGAAAATCTGGATTAGCCAAACATGGTGAAACAAGTATTGAGAATTTAGTATTTAAAGAATTACGAAATACTGGATATATAGATAAATTGAAAGGTGCAAAATTAAAAGCTATCGATAATCAATTATCATTGAAAGAATCTGAAGGTGAAAAACATAAAGATGATATTCATGCTAGTAAACGAAACTTATTTTATCTACACAAAAATAAACAATTAGGATTAAATGATTCATATCATAAGAAAATGCAACAATTATTAAATGATGAAAAATTTATTAAGGATGCACATAAAGTGAAACATATTCAAAATAAATTAGAACAAGTGATTGATAAATATCTTAAAAATAGTAAAACCACTACTTTAATTTAATTGGGGTAGTGGTTCCGATGATATTATACTAATTGAATAGTGGTATAATATTTGTCAGCATCATAGAATCTTGTTGCATACTTAGATGAATAATGTAATTCTGGTTCTAATGTAGTAGCATTCAGTATCAATCTAACATTATCAAATAATCGGTAAGGTACAAAGAATCCACCACCATCCGAATTTACTTTCATCAGATTAGCGTTATTATTAAATCCTACCAATATATTATCACCCAATTTATCATGAATTCTAATTTTCGCATTAATCAAATAATAAAATCCATCATCCTGTAATTTAATTGGGTTATATCCATCGATGGTAATATTTTCTAAAGATTTAAAGGTATCTGATGACATTAGAATAATATTACCTGCACCTCTTTTAGACTGCCGGGCAATGTCGTTACCTTGTGAAATAATATGAGTAAGTATCGAACCATCATCAATGGTATTCTTAGATAGTTCAACCTTTGTGGATTGTTCTACAACATCATTAATCATTTTATTTTCTAATTCTACGAAACTTTCTACTATTAGATTATTATAATCGACGACATTACCTACATCTAAATCCTGTAGTTTTTCAGGATAAAACACATTATCATTTTCATGAATATCTACAGTAACCAAATCTTCCAGAACCGCTATTGATAATTTATTATCATTATCACTAATCGTTCTAAGGTAAAATAAAATTGATGATTCATCTGGAAAAGCTTGTACCTGCATAATATCATTAATGACTGAATGTTTTAAAAAATGCACGGTGGCATTCATAAAAAATTCTTTCATTTTATCGGAACATTCAACATCCATTTGATTGTTTAATAATATTACTGCTGATTCATGTTTAGCAGACCCTGGTTCAAATTCTATTTGTTCTAATATTGTCATGTCTTTATACCATAAAAAAAGCCCATGATAGTCATGGGCAGAGGAGAGGAGAACTACTATGCAAAATGGGGGAAATACTCATTAATATAATCAATATATTTAAATCCTTTTTCGACCACAAAATCGGTAAAATCAAACGTACCATGTCTAATATCATCTGCATTTTTTATAAATTCAGATGGTTTTAACATAGCCAATACAGGATATGATTCCATAAAATCAATATGGTACTTAGTACCTCGATGTGCTTCTAACCAAAATATTAAATCGTAATTAACAATGGATTTAATTTTCTTATCCAAAATTGTCTCTAATTGTTTCTTATTTTTAAATTTTACAATATATGTACCATAAACAGGGGAATTAATCATATATCCTTGGTCAATGGTAAATTCTAATGACTTATCCGGCATAACTGCATAGTGTATTTTATTCTTATCATATTTTATAAAATCCAACATATCTTGTAGCATATCATTGTCCATCAAATTGGTCACAGGATTATTAAAGTTCATAATATTGTTAGTCCATAAGTATTTTTAATTAAAATATTATTATACCTATATTATCCTAATTGTCAACAATTATTTTTATATCTTCATCATCTAATAGGACAGTACAGCCAATGGGTAAATGAATACCATGAAAATACCATTCCTCTTTTATCTTATATAAGTGCAAAGCATCATTACCATGTAACGTAAATTCAGATAATACGGCATCTGGATAATGGTTACTATTGACAAATAGTAAGAATTCATCAGTATCACCAGTAAATATCATATCATTTTAAAGGCTCTAACGTAAAATTGCTTTTTCTTATCCCTAGAATTTTGGTAATACATCATACCTTTATAATAAAATGATATGGTTAACCCATAATCGGGGTTAGTATCATTAACAGTCCAATATTCTTCTTCAAGATGCATATCATATCCATCAATCATATCATCCTTAATAATGGCATAATGTTGGAGAATATATTTCATAAAATCTGCATCAGGGACAAACCATTCATTATAATCATCAATAATTAAAAATGATTCAAAAATTGAAATATCCGCATAGGCTAACTTTTTTTCATATACCTTTGGTGATAATATTAATCGTTTACCATCTGGAAGTGTAGATATATGTAAGCCACCTTCTAATACCTCTCCAATCATATATTATAATCATCATACTTTAATATCATCGGAGGTATACCTAACTCTTCAAATACAGAATTATACACCTGATTAAAAATATCTAAATCATCAGGATGGAACATAACAGAATCATGAATAGTGATTGCCGGATACTTCTTAACCTTCATAAATCGTCTAAAAATTCTATTAACAAACAATTCTGATTCTACTTTTTGTAATAATTTAGGCAAATGTGGAACAAAGTCTTGTTTGTTTAAATATGATACTAACCCTACCATTGTTGGGAATTCTGTAGCTAATTTTGTTTTTAAGTCTTTGAATTGTATATCATTACTGAAGAATGTTTTAAAAACACAACCTTTAGCTCCATCTCTATCTTTTTTAATGATAGATGCTATTTCTTCATACAACATACCAGCTTTAGATAATCCAATAAATTTATCTAAATCTTGTTTATTCTCATCAGAATGATTTTTAGCATATTTTAT